TCTCTTCACGCGCGTCTACGAGTACCTGCGTTCGTATTGGCCGAACGAAAGTCTGACGGCGACGCCGCTGTTCTACTCGGACTACAACTATTCGAACTGGCTTTTCGCCCCCACGCCGGATGAGGCGTACCCCTTCGAGGTGCTGTATTACGAGCTGCCACCGCTGCTTGACGACAGCATCCAGACGAACTGGCTGACAGAATACGCTCCACAGCTCCTGCTGTATGGCGCGTTGCTCGAGGCGACCCCGTTCCTGAAGAACGACGAGCGCATCGGCACGTGGCAGCAGTACTACGATCGCGCCGCTGCGATGCTCAACGGCGAAGATCTGGCGAAGATCCTCGACCGCGCATCAGTCCGCAAGGAGGCATAAGTGAGCTACACATCCGTTTTCGGTGGCACTACGATATACCCCTCGGACGTGTCCTACCTGTCGATTGCCCTCAGCGTCGACACGCCGCTTGAGTGGCCCCTCGAAAGTTCGGGAACCGAAGCCCCGGCTGCGCGTATCATTGATGTCGACCCAACGGCCTCCGGCTTCAGCATAGAGCTGCCGGACGCCACGCTGACCGGCGCCGGCCAGACGATCCTGTTCAATAACATCGACGGCGCGTACAGCTTTTACGTCAAGGACTTTGCCGGTAACACGCTGGCCACCGTGGCCTTCGGTGAGCAGTGGCAAATCTATCTGGCCGCCACCACGACCGCCGCCGGCACGTGGCGCGTATTCCGCTACGGCGCCTCGACCGCGACGGTGCAGGCGTCCGCTCTGGCAGGCTTCGGCCTGACTGTCACCGGCTCGACGCTGTCGCAGTCGCTGCCCGTCACCACGTTCTCTACCAGCACCACCGCCGCCACTTCAAATCGAGCGGGCGCGTTCGTGTGGACCGGCACCGGCACCGGCACGTTGAGCCTTCTGACGGCCGTATCTGCCGGCAACAACTTCTTCATTTTCGTCCGCAACGAGGGCGGCGGGGATCTGACGATTGACCCGGCCGGCACGGAGACGATCAACAGCGCCGCCACACTGGTGCTCCGGCCCGGTGACAGCGCCAGCATCATTACCGACGGCACGAGTTGGTACACGATCGGCCTCGGGCAGGATGCGGTGTTCGCGTTCGACTACACGTCGATCAGCGTCACGGGCGGGACCGTCACGCTCTCCGGCGCGCAGCTTAACCGCATCGCGTACAAGTTTGTCGGCACGCTGACGAGCAACTGCATAATAGTCGTGCCGGCCACGGTGCAGCAGTATTGGATCAACAACGCCACGAGTGGGGCCTTTACGTTAAACGTAAAGACCAGCGCGGGGACGCCGACGCAGGTCAACCAAGGCGCCAAGGGCATCTACTACTGCGACGGCTCGTCGATCATCCTCGCCTCGGATCCGACCTCGTTCACGTTGCCGGTGACCGTCGCGGACGGCGGCACCGGCGCGACGACGGCATCCGCCGCCCGCCTCAACCTCGGCATCACGCTGTTCGCCGACCCCATCGTCACGGCCACCACGGGCGCGTCAGTCCGCACTACAATCGGTGCGGCGGCTGCGGGCGCCAATAGCGACATCACCAGCCTCTCGGGCCTCACCACACCCCTCAGCGTTTTGCAGGGCGGTACGGGAGTAACCACCTCGACCGGGTCGAGCAGCAACGTGCTGTCGAACGCCCCTACGCTCACGTCCCCGGTCATCACCACCGCGAGCCTCACCAACCCCACGGTGACCAACTATATCGAGACACTCTACGCGCCTGCGGCTGGTTCTTCCTTCACGGTTGCGCTATCCGATGGCACGGTGCAGCGGTTCACTACCAACGCCAACACTACCGTCACGCTGCCTGCCTCGGTCGCAGGTAAGTCGTTTGTCGTCATGATACAGTACGGCGGCGCTCACACCCTGACATGGGCTGGTGGCTCGACACTCAAGTGGAACGCGAACGTCACCCCCACGCCCACGAGCGTCAATGGTAAGATCGACATCTTCTCCTTCTTCCAAGACGGGACCAACACCTATGGGTCTACCTTCGGGCAGAACTTCTGATGTTTGCGGCAGGTAAAAGCGCCAGCGCCGGTAAGCTAATTACCCAAACCTTCACGTCTGATACGACGTGGGTTGCGCCAATAGGAACTAATGTCCTACTCACTATGAGTGGGTATGGAGGACCTGCAATTGCTGATGCTTACTACCCGAACCAACCTATAGTGTTTTCCGGTGGAACTCTTCTACCCACAACTGGTTTGCCAAACCCGCCCTTTGGACAATGGGCTACTCTGTACGCTAAAATAACAGACGCTGCCGCTATCGTTGCGGCTAACTCAGGGGTTAACAACCTATTTTTTTCCCCCGCCGTGTTTTTCTACAACGTAGGCACGGACGATACTTACAATATAACATCACTTTCTGAAGACTACTGGGTTTCAGGTAACTCCTACACTATTGCACCGTCTATGGGTTCCCCACTTACCAGCGGTAATGTTACTTACAGCCAAGGTACTAATTTATGGGGGCTTAGGGCTGACGTATATGGGTTTGGACAAAATGGCACTGCTACTACTGGCGTAGGTAAAACCTTCCCCGGCGGCACACTCACTGGCACGGAGCCTTACCGTACCGCTGTTGCCCCTGTGACAACGACTTACAGCAATGTCGCCGTCACCCCCGGCGTGTCCTACCCCATCGTCGTCCCCTCGGGCGGCTCACTCACGATCACGTACATCGGGTAAACTCATGGCCGAGAACATTGTCCAGATTAAGTCGCTGCCCGGCATCAAGCGGGACGGCACGAAGTTTGAGGGCGACCAGTACGTCGACGGGCAGTGGGTGCGCTTCCAGCGCGCCCTGCCGCGCAAGATCGGCGGCTATCGCTCGATCAACAAGTTCCTGCGCGGACTGGTGCGGACGCTGCACGAGTACACGCAGGACAGCCTGACGTACGTCCACGGCGGATCTGCAAACCTGCTGGAGCGTTTCTTCCTCGACGCCAGCTTCAACACGAGCGTCATCTCCGACCGCACGCCGACGACGCTCGTCGCAAACGCCGGCAACATGTGGCAGTTCGACGTGGACACGGCCCTCGGCGGCGGCCTGCAGTTGGTGGCGCAGGTGGCTCCGAACCTCGACTGCATCTGCAACAGTGCCGGCGGGCAGCTCTTCACCGGCGACGAGTTCGGCACGGCAGTCCTCGTCGAGGTGCCCGCGATCAACCTGCCGGCGGTGTACAGCGCCACCGGCGGCATCGTCGCACTGCACCCCTACACCGTCGCCTTCGGCAATGACGGCTTCGTCATGTGGTCCGTGCCGGGCGACCCCACGGACTACGTCGGCTCCGGCGCGGGCAACGCCTACGTCACGGGGCAGAAGATCGTGCGCGGCATGCCCCTGCGCGGTGGCCCGGGCAACTCGCCCTCGGGCCTGCTGTGGTCGGCCGACAGCCTGATCCGCATGTCCTACGTCGGCGGCACCGCCGTGTTTGAGTTCGACACCCTGAGCGCGCAGTCGTCAATCCTCTCGTCGCAGTCCGTCATTGAGTATGACGGCATCTTCTACTGGCTCGGCAGCGACCGCTTCCTGTCGTTCAACGGCGTCGTGCGCGAGGTGCCGAACACGCTGAACCTCAACTTCTTCTTCGACAACCTGAACTACGCGATGCGCCAGAAGGTGTTCGCCTACAAGGTTCCGCGCTTCGGTGAGATCTGGTGGTGCTTCCCCAAGGGCGACAGCATCGAGCCGGACCACGCCATCATCTACAATATCCGCGAGAACACGTGGTACGACACGCCCCTGCCGAACGGCGGTCGCGGCGCGGGCCTGTTCCCGGCCGTGCTGCCCCAGCCGCTTATGACCGGCGTCGCGCCGCAGGACGCGCAGGCCACCGCCGTCGCGGTCACCGCCGGTGGCACGGGTTACGTTGCCGGGGACGTGCTGACGCTGGTCGGCGGCCAGTACATGATCCCGGTGGAGATCACCGTCGGCACCGTCAGCGGACCCGGCGCCGTCCTGACGGCCAGCATATCGAACGCAGGCTCGTACACGTCGACCCCCGCCAACCCGGCCGCCGTCACCGGCGGCACCGGCTCTGCCGCGACGTTTACGATCACGTACAGCAACCCGTACAAGTTCTGGGTGCATGAGGTCGGCACGGATGAGATCGACGGCCTGTTCGTCAACCCGATCCCGTCCTACTTCGAGACGGCCGACATCTCGATGCCCGTAATGAGCCAGACGAGCAGGGCGCTACAGGTCCTGATGATTGAGCCTGACTTCGTGCAGTCCGGTGACATGACGGTCGAGGTGCGGGGGCGCGCCAATGCCCGCGCGCCGGAGGTCACTGGCCCGGTTAAGACCTTCGTCGAGACGCCGCAGACGCCGCAGGAGCAGGTCGTCTACTTCAAGGAGCAGCGGCGCGAGCTGCGCTTCCGCTTCACGAGCAACTGCGTCGGCGGTGACTACCAAGCCGGTCTCATCCTCGCGCACCTCCAGCCGGGCGACGGCACAACGATAGGCTGATGATGGATATTGAGCTGCTCCGATCTTTGTTGTCTTGCCACCCGGAAACGGGCGAACTGACGTGGAAAGCCCGCACCGCGACAATGTTCCCGTCTGCCCACGCTGCTAATGCGTGGAACGCACGGTACGCAGGCAGGCCGGCATTCACCACAGACGGCGCGACGGGCTACAAAACAGGCCACATATTCCAGAAAACATATATGGCGCACCGCGTGGTGTGGGCTTTGTCTAACGGCGTTTGGCCCGCGCACGAGATAGATCATATCAATGGCACCCGCTGGGATAATCGTTTGTCGAACTTGCGGGACGCAACGCGGGCGCAGCAACAGCGGAACGTAAAGCAGCGCAAAGACAACACTACAGGCGCTAAAGGTGTTGATTACAAAGCGGGTATTGGTAAGTGGCGTGCGCGCATAAACCATGGCGGCCGCCGCATTCATTTAGGCGCGTTTGCTTCGCTGGGGGCTGCCATTGCCGCGCGCAAGGTTGCCGAGCGCGAGTGCGGCTATCACGCGAACCACGGACGCATCGGATGATCGATCCGCGCGGCATGACTTTACGGGACTACGCGGATAGTGTAGTGCTGTCGGTCGGCGACGCTTGGTCTTTCGGTAAACTCACCGACGAGAGCGAGTGGCAGTCGTGGGCGGCAGGGTTTGTACGCGCGTCACCGTTTACGCAGCGCACCGTGCCAGACCCCTTTGGTTTCACTGACTGGCGGGAGTGGGCTATGCGCGTATACCCGATGTTGCAGGGACAGGGCTGATGCGCTTGGATGACTTCATGTACGGCGGCGACGCCTACGGTGGCGACATGTACGGCAACTTCGGCGGCTTCGGCGGCTACATACCGGAGGAGTATGCCGCACCGGCGCCGCTGACCTCCGGTCTCGACGCTCTTGCCGCGCAGCCAGTGGCCGCGCCTATGGCTACGCCTACGACAGGATACTCGGAGGCGACGCAGGCCAAGCTAGACGCACAGAACGCGTATCTGGCAGACTACATCGCGCGCACAGGTTTCGACACCGCGATTGCCAAACCATATCAGACAACGTTCCGGCGCGGTTACGGCGACAAAGATATTGCCACGGTCTCGACCGGGGAACCACTGGCAGAAAAATACAAGCAGCTGGAGCAAATCTCAGAAGAAGACGCGGCGGCTATGCTGTCGGAAGCGCCGCCGTTAGAGCAGCGGTTAGTTTCGTCATTCGCGCCGGAGACAAATCAAGGTCAAAGCGGCGGTCGTCTCGCAGCCAAGTACAATACGCCGTTTCGGTTGTACGACGGAAAGAAGTTGGTTTACGAGGGCGTTGGCCCCGAAGCCGCTGCCGAGGCTGCGCGTCTGGCTGAACAGATATCACAAGAAAAAGGCGCGAAAGCCGACTGGAAAGTCGAACAGCAGTTCGGCGACAAGTGGGTCACGGCCTCCAAAGATCAGCCGGATGTCCAAGGTGGTCTCTTGGGTGCCGTCCTCAAATACGGCCTGCCGTTGGCGGCTTCGTTTATCCCCGGCCTCAACGTCTTGGCTACCATGGCGGTCGCGGGAGCGGCGTCCACTGGCGGCAACCTGCTCGCAGGTGAGAGCCTGAAGAACTCCCTAATCTCTGGCGGTTTGTCGGCTGCGACGGCTGGCCTGATGGGGGGAACCGCCGTCGGCCAGTCCATTCAAAAGGGTATCGGCAACGCCGTAGGTTCTGTGGTTCCGGGCTTGGCTCCCGGCGCCACCGGCGCCCTCGCCCAAGCGGCGCCGTCTTTGGCCGACGAAATCGTGGTCACCGGCACACGCAATGCACTGTCGCCGCTGCTGACCGGGGCCGCGTCTACCGCGCTGGCTGGCGGGTTGTCCAGCGTCGGCAATTCGCTCTTGACGCCCAAACTGGAGCCGCTCAACCCGCAGATGCAGACACCGGAGACGCCGCTTGCGGTTCAGCCGGCAACGCCGTCGCTCGCCGTCTCGCCTGACGAGCTGACGGGCATCACGGTTACCGGCAGCAAAGTGCCGTCGAACGTCCTGACCGATGTCGGCTCAGCTCTCACGACACTGCCGTCGCTTGCTGTGCAGCCGTCAACGCCGTCGAACGAGTTGCCGGAAGTGATCGGCGAAGCCAGCAAGTATGCGAAAGAACCGGAAACGTCTCTCGCCGTACCTGTTCAGGTACCGGTGCCAACGCCGTCGAACGAGTTGCCGGAAGTGATCGGCGAAGCCAGCAAGTACGCGAAAGAACCGGAAACGTCTCTCGCCGTACCTGTTCAGGTACCGGTGCCAACGCCGTCGAACGAGTTGCCGGAAGTGATCGGCGAAGCCAGCAAGTACGCGAAAGAACCGGAAACGTC